TGCAAATAGTATGTATGATGTGATCAAGGGAAAATTACCAAGAGGTCTAAATGGTGCAGTTCGTGTTATCTTGAATAATCGTGAAAACACTATTCCTTACGTTGATCCAGAAACCAAAAAACCTATGAAGACAGAGCAGGGTGATATACTTGTCAAAGATTTTACTTATCTGACATTTAAGAAAGAAGGAAAGTCGATGGGCCCAGAATCGGGAGTTAAAAAACAACTTTTGGGTTGGATTTCAAGTAATGTTCCAAAGACAAAACTGACAAAAGATTTTTCCTCATCAGTTCCCCCCGAACACTTTTATGTGATTGATGATGATTAAAAAACTTTTTGAGGAAGAATAATGAGTAGATCTAGTTCTTTAGGAGATTTAGGACAAACACTTGGAACTGCTAAGTATTATTTACAATTAGATTCTGGTGGTTCGTATGGTGCTATTGGAAATGAAATGGTAAATAATTCTGGTACGACTGTTCCATATTTTGCAAATGCAACTGGCGATACGACCAATATAGCTGCTACAAATGACCACGATTATAAATTAGTAAGAGCAGGAATATATTTTATCAATTTTACTGTCAACGCTTACGAAGAATCTAGCGGTTCTGAACGTGGTTTTTCCGTGAGAATAAGACACAATGCTAGTTCACCAACTTCAAGTGAAGGAACTGACGAACTTTCTAAAAATTGGGGTCAAGTTTCAAATACCGATGGTAGTAATACAGATTATGGTGGTGCTACAACTCAAGTTATTCATAATTTTTCTGCAAATCATTTAATAAATTTTTACATTACAGAACTGAGTAGTGCTTTCGTAGATAGAATGACTGCATCAATCGTTCTCATAAGGCCTGTATAACCTTCTTAAAAAAACTTTTGAAAAAAACTTGACATTCGGGCTCTTTCTGTGGTATAATTGTTTTGTAATGAGAAAGGAGTAAAAATGTCGGAAAAAATGTCCAAAAAAGAACGCAAAGAACTGCTTGCAAAATATACAGGATATTCGTTGTCGGGATATTGTCATCTTGACGATGGAACTGGCGATTATGCAAGAGATATACCAAAAGATTCTGAAGAATCAGAAGAAAAAGATTCGTAAAAAAACTTGACATTCCTCTTACAATCTAGTATAATAGTATATGTGAGGTTAAGAGATAACCATTTATTGAGTTTATTATGAAAAAAGATACTAATTTAGTTGAACAGAAATCACTTCTTGCGAAGTTGATGGCTGCGGAGAACATTACTGTTCAACATAAAAAGATTCCTACTGCGGCATTCGATGTGAAAAATCGTGTGCTGTACCTACCTATTCTTAAATGGAAGCCTGGTTCTGCTGTCTATGATCTGTTCTGTGCCCACGAAGTTGGTCATGCACTCTGGACGCCAGAAGAAGGTTGGCACTCTTCAATTAGTAAAAAAGGAAAAGGTTTCAAATCCTTCCTTAATGTTGTTGAAGATGCAAGAATCGAAAAGAAAATCAAAAGAAAGTTTGCTGGTGCCCGTAAGTCAATGATTGATGGTTATGGGGATCTTATGAATAACGATTTTTTTGGATTGAGATCAATGGGTGTAGATGTCAATGATCTTGGTCTGATTGATCGTATTAATTTATATACTAAGGCTGGAACTGACTACGGAATCGAATTCTCTGATGAAGAGCGAGAGTGGGTTGAAAAAATCATGAGAACTGAGACTTTTGATGATGTCGTAAAACTCACCGATGAACTTTATGAGTATTGTAAAGAGAATGAATCCGAAACTGATAACAGTTACGGAGATTTTTCTGATGAAGATGAATGGGGTGAGGAAGAAGATGGAGATGAAGAATCAGAAGGTTCGGATGGATCAGAAGAAAAAGATGATTTTGAGATGGACATGGCCGGAGACGAATCTGCTGAAAGTGATTCTGAAGAAGATGGTATTTCTGGTTCTGGTTCAAATGGAGAAAAATCTGAAGATTCGGATGATTCAGATAGTGGATTGAATTCTTTTGAAAAACAAGTTCAAGAAGCAATGGACAAGATGAGAGAAAAAAATGAGTCCAAGTCTGAAAACTCTTCTGATGATTCAAGTGATAAGTCTGAAAATCCTAGTCCTTCAAATGGAATGGAAGGTGGAAAAGGAAATCCGTTTGACAGACAAGATATGTCATCTGGGCCAGTTTCACTTACTGATGAAAACTTTCGTGCAAACGAAGAAGATATGGCAGATATGAGGGAAAACATTTCCCTTCCTGTATATTTGACATTTCCAAAAATCAATACTGATTCAATTGTCGTTGACTTCAAGAAAATTCAAAAAGAATTGAGTGAGTATTATGAGAGTCAAGAAAATGCAGTTGCATATGGAAATGTTATTCTGAAAAAATTCAAAGGTGCGAATGATAAAATAATCAACTATATGGCCAAAGAGTTTGAAATGAAGAAGGCTGCAGATATTCATCGCAGGGCATATTCTTCAAAGAAGGGAACTCTTGATATGAACAAGATTCATGCTTACAAGTATAGTGAAAATCTGTTTCAACAGATTACTAACTTGCCTGAAGGTAAGAATCATGGAATGGTCATGTTCATTGATTGGTCTGGTTCAATGAATCATTGTATGAAAGATACCATTGAGCAGTTAGTCAACTTGACAATGTTTTGTCAGAAGGTTCAGATTCCTTTTGAAGTTTATGCATTCTCTGATTCTTATAGAGATTGGAAAGATGAGGAAAATGAAAATGTTTACAGAAGCTGGAGATCAAGAGATAAAGAAGATAGATTCAATCATACTCCTAGTGGAAAGAAAATTGCAGATTACAAAAAAGGTGATATGGTTGTCGGAAATCATTTTCGTCTTTTGAATCTTTTTTCTTCTAGAATGAGAAACAGAGAATTGACAAATGCATATCGAAATGCTCTTCTGATTGCAGAAGGATTTCATAATCGCTATAGTTACTACTACAGTCAAGGTTATAACTATTTTGGAATGCCAAATAATTTCAGTCTAGGTGGAACTCCTTTGGATGATACAATTATTGCTTCAAAGTCAGTAATTGAAGAATTCAAAATGAGAACAAAGGCTCAAATTGTCAATGCAATATTTCTTACTGATGGTGCTTCTTCTACCAACTGTTCATATATTGGCCCAGATGGAAACACTTCAAGTTACGATTGGTCATCAATGCATATTGATGATAAGAAAACTAAAGTAAGAGTTTTTCCAGATGAAGTAAAAATGAGATATTCTAGTGGTCGATATACCAGTATGTATCTTATTGGATTGAAAAAAACTACTGGAATCAATCTTCTTGGATTTTTTCTTACAAGTGGTAGTGGAAGAAGAATTGCTGGAAATATTTCTTCTGTTACAGGTACTTATCCTAAAGAATCAGAACTTTCAGATTTTCGTAGAAACAAGTTCATGATTGAAAAGGGAACTGCATATGATGAACTCTATGTTATCAATACCAAGGGTCTTGAAATCGATGAAGTTGATCATATCGGACAAGTGGCTGCAGGATCATCAAAAGCAGAGATCCGAAAGGCACTAAAGAAAAACACAAAAGGAAAGTTACAGAATCGTGTTCTTCTCAATGCATTTATTGAAAAAGTTGCGTAAAAAACTTGACTTCCTTGAATGTTTTTGATATAATATATTTGTGAGAGTGAGAAATCACTCATTTTGAAAAACCTCTTTTGAGAGATTTGTTATGATGAATTTGAATGATAAACAACAAAAGTCGCTTGATGCGTTTCGTTCTTTTGTTGGTTCTGATACCTTTACTAAATCAGATTATACTGATTTCAAAGTAAAGGCAAAAGAATTGGGTGTTATTTCTCCTAGATTCTTGATTAGAAATAATACTTGTGAAAAAGTTGAACGTGGAGAATATCGTTTTCCTACAGTCAACGGCCAACCTTCAGTCGTTGTAGATGATACAACTACTGCCTCTCTTGCAACTAATGTTGCTGTCGCAAGAACTCAACCTGCTGAGATGGTTTCCAATGTCGTAGAATTTCCTATGAATACTGAATCGTATGTTCCTGCAAAGGTAAATGGGTATGTAAAATTTGGTCATTATGCTGATGTTAAGACCATTAAAAAGTCTGGTCAATTCTATCCAATCTTCATTACTGGTTTGTCAGGAAACGGAAAGACCATGATGATTGAGCAGGTTCATGCTGAATTGAGAAAAGAACTTTTTCGTGTGAACATCACAATCGAAACTGATGAAGATGATTTGATTGGACACTACGCTCTGGTCGATGGTCGAACTGTTTGGCAGGACGGCCCAGTTACTATGGCGATGGAACGTGGTGCAACTCTTCTCTTAGATGAAGTTGACCTTGCATCAAACAAAATTATGTGTTTACAACCAGTACTGGAAGGAAATCCACTTCTCATCAAAAAAGAAGGAAGGATTGTTCGTCCTAAAGCTGGTTTTACTGTTATGGCAACTGCCAATACTAAAGGTAAAGGTTCTGAAGATGGTCGATTTATCGGAACAAACATCCTCAACGAGGCTTTCCTTGAAAGATTCCCTATCACAGTCGAACAAGAGTATCCTTCAATCGCAGTTGAAAAGAAGATCATCATTAAGTTGATGGAAAATCTTGGATGTGTCGATGAAGAGTATGCTGCAAAACTGGTTGACTGGGCAGATCTGATTCGTAAGACCTTTTATGATGGTGGAGTCGATGAGATTATCGCCACTCGCCGTCTGGTGCATATCATCCATGCATTTGCAATTTTCAAAGATAGAATGAAAGCAATTGCAATGTGTGTCGCAAGGTTTGATGATCAGACCAAAGATACTTTCATGGACTTGTACTCCAAGTTAGATGATAAAGTTTCTTTGCCTTCCGAAGAAACTGAAGTTTCAGAATCAACTGAAACCGAAGAACAGGAAGAAGATTACAGTAGTCCGTTTTAAGGGTTATAGATAATATAGGGTGTTGCTCGAGAGGGTAACATCCTATTGTCATATCTAGTGAATTATAATGGAGAATTATGGAAGTTAAAATTGGAATAGAAGAACTCCGTACTAAAAAAATAATGGTTTGTACACCGATGTATGGTGGAATGTGTTCTGGAATGTATGCAAAGGCTTGTTGTGATCTTGCAACATTGTCCACCAAATACCAAATGGACTTGAAGTATTTTTATCTCTTCAATGAATCTTTGATTCCCAGAGCAAGAAACTATTTGGTCGATGAATTTTTAAGAAGTGAATATACTCATTTGATGTTTATTGATGCAGATATTCATTTTGATCCTAATGATGTTTTGGCACTTGCTGCATTAGACAAAGATATTATTGGTGGGCCATATCCTAAAAAGTGTATCGCTTGGGAGAAAGTTCGTAATGCTGTTGATACAGGACTTGCGGATGAAGATCCTAATATATTAGAACAATTTACTGGTGATTACGTTTTTAATCCAGTAGAAAATACTCATCAAATAAAAGTCGCAGAACCAGTTGATGTACTTGAAATAGGAACTGGTTTTATGATGATTAAGAGAAACGTATTTGATGATTTTAAAGAGGCATTTCCTCAATTTACATATCGCCCAGATCATAACAGATCGGAACATTTTGCTGGTGATAGAATGATCCATGCATATTTTGATACTGTAATTGATTCTAAAGCATACTTAGGTGATATTTCTGGTGATAGTGAAAGGTATTTGTCAGAAGATTATTTTTTCTGTCAATTTGTTCGTAGATTAGGGTATCAAATCTTTTTGTGCCCTTGGATGAAACTTGGACATATGGGTTCGTATGTCTTTTCTGGCTCTATGCAAAGTTTAGCAAATCTTGAATTTGCATCTCATGGGGCTGATCCTGCAAGAGTGAGTAATCATGAAAAAAGAAAAAGAAACAAAGGAAAACGTAAGAGAAAACATTGATTATGTTTTTGATGAGGGTAAATATTTAAGTGAAATTTGGGATGCAATAGACAAAACCTATACTTCACATTACGCTCAAAACAAAGTACAATCAACTGAATTTATATCTGATGCAGGACATGGTGAAGGTTTCTGTATTGGTAACATTATTAAGTACGCCCAGAGGTATGGTAAGAAGGGTGGATTTAATAGAAACGACTTGACAAAAGTCGCTCATTATGTTATTATTATGTTATACCTACATGATAATTTTTATAAACGTGAAACAGGAGATCACAATGAAACTAAGTGAAAATACAGTAGGGTTCTTGAAGAACTATGCAAACATTAACCAAAGTTTGGAATTCCAAGAAGGGAAAACTCTTAGAACAGTTTCCCCTTTAAACACTATTTTGGCCTCGGTTGAGATTAGTGAAGATTTTCCTAAAACTTTTCCTATCTATGAGTTAAGTAGATTTCTTGGAACTCTGTCTCTATTTAATGATCCAGAATTGGATTTTACAGAAAATGGTGTTTCTATTAAAGATGGAAGTCATGAGGCTACTTATCGTTATTGTGGAAGTAGTTCCATGTTTCAAACTCCACCAGAGAAAGATATAACCTTTCCAGATCCAGATGTCGAATTTACTCTTGAAAAAGATGTATTCAAAAAGACTATCAATGCGGCCAATACTCTTGGTTTGCCCGAAGTAGTGATTGAGGGTGATGGTAATGAAACAAGAATCGTTGTTTCTGATACAGGAAATACAACTTCTGATAGTTTTTCTACTGGTGTGGGAACTACAGATAAAACATTCCGAATGATTTTCAAAACTGAAAATCTCAATAAATTGATGGAAGGAACATACGAAGTGAAACTTTCATCCAAACGTATTTCACATTTTAAAAGGACAACTGATTCTCTTCAGTATTGGATTGCATTAGAACAAAATTCAACATTTGAGGGGTAATCATGGAAAACTCTTTATTATGGGTTGAGAGGTATCGCCCATCAACAATTGATGATTGTATCTTATCTGATACAATTAAAAATACTCTGAAGGATTTGGTAAAAGATAATACTGTACCAAATCTCATGTTCACTGGCCCTGCTGGAGTTGGTAAAACAACTGTTGCCAGGGCAATCTGTGATATGACAAATTCTGATTACATCATCATCAATGGTTCTGATGAGGGTAGAATGATTGATACTCTCAGAACTAAGATGACACAATTTTGTTCTACTATCTCTCTCAAAGGTGGTAGAAAAGTTGTAATCATCGATGAGGCAGACTATTCCAATCCAGATTCGGTGCAACCAGCATTGAGAGGATTCATCGAAAAGTTTGCAGAAAATTGTTCTTTTATATTCACTTGTAACTATAAAAACAGAATCATTGAACCGATTCATTCTAGATGTGCGGTTGTAGATTTCACTTCTCCTAAAGAAGAGAAACCAGAGATTGCAATGCATTTCTTGAATCGATGTGGTGAAATGCTTAATAATGAGAATGTTACATATGAAAAGAATGTGATTGCGGCTCTAATCAATAAACACTTTCCAGATTTTAGGAGAGTGATTAATGAGTTGCAAAGGTATTCTACATCTGGTGAGATAAATGCAGGGATTCTCGCAAATATAGGAGAACTCAATTTAGATCAATTGATGTCTGCATTGAGAGAGAAGAATTTCCAAAATATGAGGAAATGGGTTACAAACAATGCCGACAATGATCCTGCATCAGTATATCGGAAAATATACGATAAATTGTACGAAGTTCTGGCCAAATCATCCATACCACAAGCAGTATTGATTATTGCCGATTATCAATATAAATCTGCATTCGTTGCAGACCAAGAGATTAACTTGGTTGCGTGCCTGATAGAGTTGATGGCGGAATGTGAGTTTGTATGAGTCTTTGGGATTTTATAAATGAAATCAATCATGGTAAGACCAATTTGATTGATGAAAAACCAGAGTTGGAGAAGAATTACAAACCTTTTATTATAAATCGTGGATTGAGTTTTAATCATGATACTGCATTATATGCAAATGAAATGAACTTCCACAGCCACCTTGATTCAAAACTTCAATTTGACTTTTTTCTAAATACTATTAGACCAAAAAAAAGATATGGTAAATGGTTAAAAAAGAAAAAAGAAGATAATCAAGTTCTTGATCTAATCAAGGAATATTGTAAGTGCAGTTATGCGAAAGCGAGAGATTATGCGTTACTTCTCAATGATTCGCAACTGGATATTATTAGACAACATATTGATACAGGTGGTTTGAAAGGAAACAATGAGTGAAGAGATCATCCAAAGGATGATTGAAGTGAAACTAAAAGAGGCCGATGATTTTCTCAAAGTAAGAGAAACCCTTACAAGAATCGGTATTGCATCACGCAAAGAAAAGACTTTATTTCAATCATGTCATATCCTGCACAAGCAGGGCAAGTACTACATAGTACACTTTAAAGAGTTATTTGCATTAGACGGAAAAACATCTAATTTTTCAGAGAATGATGAAGCAAGGAGAAATACCATTGCAAATCTTCTCACAGAATGGGAGTTAATTTCTCTAGTGCAACCAGATAAATCGGCAGAACCTACAGTTCCATTGAGCCAGTTAAAGATCTTGTCTTTCAAGGAGAAAGATGAATGGGATTTAACTCCAAAATATAATATCGGAAACAAAAGGGATGCTGATGAGAATGACCAGTAATTTATATTTTTACAAATTAGATTCTGATGTCAAAGATCCTGTTCGTGCAACGGAAGGATCTGCTTGTTTTGACTTGCACGCTTCTTTGCCAGAGTATTCAGTAGTTAAAGTATATTTAAGTAATTACGAAGATCCAGAGAAACGAAATAGAAAAGTAGTAGACGGAAGAGTGCAAGTCAATCCCAATGAAAGAGTATTAATTCCAACAGGATTGATATTTGACATACCAGTAGGACATTCAGTTCGTTTGTATCCTAGATCTAGTCTTGCATTAAAGAATGGATTGACATTGGCAAACAATGTTGGAATTATCGATTCTGACTATGTTGAGCCAGTTTTCATGATGATTTGTAATATTAGTGGGTATCAACAATTTATAACCAATGGAGAACGTATTTGCCAAGCAGAATTGGTTAAAGAACATCCTTCTATGATCATGAAGACAGAAGAGCGTCCAGAAAGAAAAACTGATAGGGATGGTGGTTTCGGCAGTACTGGTAAGGAATAGACTGACACATATTATCAAAAAATGGACAATTGCAACTGTACAAGTGGTGTATTATATTCCAGATCATTTGCATATTGTAAATCAATTTATGTGGCAAACAGAAGATCAGTTGCCCGAATATCCCCGAATAAAGAAGTTTTTAGACTATTGGGATAAAAACATAGACGGGCCGATAAAGGAAGTTTATATTCATGATCACGAAGATCATAAAGTTCGTCATGTTGATAGGAGATATAAAATAAATTGAGATGAAAGTTGTTGATGATTTTTTAGAAAAAAATGAATTTACAAAACTACAAAATTACTTCCTTGGTGGTCATTGTCAATGGAGATATGCCCCATTTATAGATAATCCAAAAGACATAGATAAGTTTCAATTTATTCATGTTTTTTTTACAAGATGCAATCCTGTGAGTGAAGATTATTCTATACTTGATCCTGTATTCCGCAAAATACAGATGAAATCTTTATATAGAATCAAAGCAAATTTACTCACCAGAACACCAGAAATAGTCGAAAACAGTTTTCATTATGATGTTTCTGATTTCACACCAGAACAAGCCAAGAATTGGCTCACATCAATATTGTATATCAATACAAATAATGGATATACAAGATTTGAAACTGGTGAAGTGATTGAAAGTGTGGAAAACAGATTGGTAACATTTCCTGCAAACTTGAAACATACAGGAACATCGTGTACCGATGAAAAAGTGAGAGTCGTTGTAAATTTCAATTATTTTAGTTGATCATGAATGAGTATCTACAGAAAAGTATAGAACTAGCAAATCATGAAGATTATTTGGATAGACTGCATTCTGTATATCCAATAACAATAAATGAAGAACGTGAGGTAGATTCTTCTCTACTCAGTAAACTTGAAAGAGCTTTCATAGACAGAAATGATAGAGAGTTGATACTACTAGCACTCAAGTTGGATTTGTTCCCTATAAAAGATTCTTATGTTGCATTTTTAAACAAATGTCCTTCTTCAATGATACAAAATCCTGCCACAGTTAAAAGGATCGCAGGAGTCATATATGATATTGGTTGGGAAAACTGTGTAAAGAATATTACACAACCTAAAGAAAATAATAGACAAATGGGCAGTAAGTTTACTGAATGGTTACAAACAAGTCCTTTTGGGATCAAACCAGTTTATCTACAAGAATTTGTTTGTACAGATAATGATGCAATTCTAGAATCATCTGATAAAGCAAAAAAAGATTTTGCCATGAATGCATTTGGATATTCAAGAGATAAAGGGTTAGATTTTATTGCAAGATTCAATAAAAAATATATCATTGGAGAGGCAAAGTTTCTGACAGACTATGGTGGCCACCAAGTTGCTCAGTTTGAAGATGCACTATCTACTCTAAATACAGAAGTTCATGATGCAACTTGTGTGGCTATTTTAGATGGAGTGGTTTTCATCAAAGGAAAAAATAAGATGTATAATAGATTGACTACCGATTGTAAAAATAAAAACATATTATCATCTTTATTGTTGAAAGATTTTTGTTATTCGATATGAGTGTACAAATTCAAGACAATTTTTTAAATCAAAGATATTTTGATTCTTTACATAAAAAAATTATGGGCCAATCTTTCTCATGGTTTTATACTGACTACATTGTTGAAAAAGATAAAAGAGATTCAAAATTTCAATTCATACATACAATTTACGATAAGACTTTAAATGATCCCGATACTTATGAAAAGTTAAAACCTATGTTTCAATTGATGGGAGCCAAGTCCGTGTGGAGAATCAAATTGAACTTGATCCCTAAAACATATGAAATAGAGGAAAACGAATACCATACAGACATACATGAAAATAGTAATGAAGGATGGTACACTTCAATATTTTATATGAACACAAACGATGGCTATACCATATTTGATAATGGAACAATGATTAATAGTGTAAAAAATAGATTGATAACATTTCCTGCAAAAATGAAACACGCTGGTACATCTTGTACTGACCAAAAAAGAAGAGTGGTTATTAATTTCAATTATCGTAAAAAATTGTAAAATTAGACTTGACTTTTCCTATAAAAATTAGTATAATAGTAGAAAAGGAGATAAATAAGAATGGAAACAAAATACAAATTATTAGTGAGAAATGTAGGAAACTATGCAGAAGATTCACTAATTAAATTGATTTGGATTGTTTTTAAACATCGCTGTCAACATTTCCTCAAGGGAGAGGGTTGGCGTGATTAAGGTTGTCCATAGTGGAAACCTTAAACTTACTCATTGCCCTGTGCTAGGGGATGAGATTTACAATAACCTTGCTTAATAAAGGAGGCAATATGGTAACATTAGCACATCACACAAATTTCACCGCAGGCGATCTTGAACGATTTATGGGTCTTTCCGTAGGATTTGACTCCATGTTCAATCGTTTGATGAATTTTCCACAATCTTCTCAGGATAGTGGATTTCCACCTTACAATATCCGAAAAGAGGATGACTACAAATATGTCATTGAGTTGGCCCTTGCTGGGTTTTCTGAATCTGACATTGAAGTAGAGGTAAAGGACGGCATTCTTACAGTTCGTTCTAAAGAAGACAAAAGTACTGATGATACTCAGTATGTTCACAGGGGAATTGCCAAAAGGTCATTCTCTAAATCTTGGACTCTTTCTGATGATGTAATCGTAAAAGGTGCAGAGTTCGATAATGGTCTTCTAAATATTTCTTTGGAGAAAGTGGTGCCCGAAGAAAAGAAACCACGTTTGATTCCTATTACTAAATTGATTAGTAAGTAATCATTCTCCAAACCCCATCAAAAATATATACTTTGATGGGGTTTTTGTTTTTAATCAATTGAAGGAGAAAATTATGTTACCACTTGCAGGAATGTTATTCAATGTAGTTGCTGGGCTAGTAGTTGACAAAGCTCAAGATCTTGCAGAAGAACACGTTGAAAAAATGATAGATGATATACTTCCAGACAATGCAAAAAAAGAGTTGGATAAAATTGTAAAAAATGATCCATCACATACTTTCAGTAACGCAAAAGATGCACTCAAAGGTGCAGTAGAGGGTAAACTTCCAGTACAAATGAAGAATGGTAAATTTATGCCACTAGAGTTTAATGTTACTTTAAAGTTCGATCCTAATACTCAGAAAATAGAAGTACTTAACAGGGGGTAATCGTGTACATGACAAAAAACTTTTCATATTTTGAGATGATCAAAAGTTCAACGGCAGATCGGATGGGGGTTTCAAATGAACCAACAACTGAACACGTTATCAACTTGGTCAATCTCTGTAATTTTATTTTACAACCAGTAAGAGAACAATTTGGCCCGATCAGAATAAGTAGTGGCTATCGTTCTCCTGCACTTAATGCAAAGATTGGCGGATCTAAGACAAGTCAACATTGTAATGGAGAAGCTGCAGATTTTGAATCGTCTAGAGTTTCCAATCCAGATCTTGCAAGATGGATTGCAAAAAATTTAGAATTTGATCAGCTTATTTTAGAGTTTTACGATGGTAAAAATCCAAATAGTGGATGGGTGCATTGTTCATATAAGAAAGATGGAAATAATCGTAAGTCAACCTTGACGGCACTTAAAGTAAAAGGGAAGACACAATACAAAAAGGGTCTTCTCTCTTAGGGGGAGAATATGAAATATATCTGGTTAATCTACCTACAATTTTTGTTTCTATTACATCAATTTAGCTCGAAGAAGAATTGGATTGACAAACACATTCTAATATGTTATAATGAGTTAGATAAGTTAAAAGTGAACTATATTAAAATCCATAAATTTGATCAATTTGATAATAAATGAGTTTTTATACCAATGTCCAAACTATAGGTAATAGTATATTATTTCGGGGTGTGTCTAATGACGGCAAGAGATTCAAAGACCGCATAGAATATCATCCCACTCTTTACATACCTACCAAAGAGGAAACCAAATTCAAAACACTTCAAGGTGAACCAGTTGGAGAGATTCGGCCTGGAAACATGAAGGAGTGTCGAGAATTCATTTCCAAATATCATGATATTGACAACTTTGATGTGTATGGTAATGATAAGTTTGAGTTTTCCTTTATTGCAGAACACTTTCCAGAAGAACATATAGACTACGATTATTCTCAGATTCGTATTGCTTACCTTGATATTGAAACTGGTTCAGAGAATGGTTTTCCAAATGTAGAAACTGCAAACGAAGAAGTAACTGCAATCACCATGAAGATTGGAAAGAAAGTCTATGTCTTTGGCCGTGGTGAGTTTGTTACAGATAGAGAAGATGTCTTTTATTTTCGATTCGATTCTGAACGTGCAATGCTTCAAAAGTTCTTTGAGATGTGGGATAAGGAATCTCCCGATATTATGACAGGATGGAATATTGATACCTTTGATATTCCTTATCTTGTCAATCGTGCAATGAGATTATTTGATGACAAAAAGAATCCTTACAAACTTTTATCTCCTTGGAGAAAACTTAGAGAGTACAAGATGTTTGGTCTTGGTGGCCAAGAGTTACAGACATATGAGATCTATGGTGTAGAAACTCTTGACTATCTGGCAATGTATCGTAAATTTACATACATCAATCAAGAATCATATCGATTAGATCATATTGCATTTGTTGAATTAGGTGAACGTAAACTGGACTATTCGGAACAGGGCTCTCTTCATCTTCTCTATAAGAACGATTATCAAAAGTTCATAGAATACAACATCAAGGATGTGGAGTTGGTAGAACAACTTGAGAACAAGATGAAACTTCTTGAGATGATTGTATCACTTGCATATCTCAGTAAAGTCAACTACAGTAATACATTTGGCCAAGTACGAATGTGGGATACTTTGATTTACAATAATCTTCTTAGAAAGAATATTGTAATTCCACCTAAAACAACTTCTCATAAATCTTCTCAGTTTGAGGGTGCGTATGTGAAAGATCCGATTCTTGGATCTCATGATTGGGTTGTGAATTTTGATTTGAATTCTCTGTATCCTCATCTTATCATGCAGTACAATCTCTCACCAGAAACTTTGATTACAGATGAACTTCCAAGTGATCTGCAAGAGATAAAAGATGCACGGCCTGGAATCGATGGTTTGGTAGATCAAGAACAAAATCTTGATGCACTTAAAAAATACAATCTAACCTATACTCCAAATAATGAATTCTATCGAAGAGATATTTATGGTTTTCTTCCAGAGATGATGCAACAAATCTATGATGATAGAGTCAAGTATAAAGGTATGATGATTGATGCAAAGAAGAAGTTACAAAACGAAACCGATGCATCTGAAAGATTCAAACTGAAAAACTTGATTTCCAAGTATCATAATATGCAACTCAATCTGAAGATTACTCTCAACTCTGCTTTTGGTGCGATGGGTAATCAGCACTTTCGTTATTTTGACCAGAGGATTGCAGAGGCCATTACTACTTCTGGACAACTATCCATCAAATGGATTGAGAAAGAAATCAATCGGTATCTCAACGAACTACTCAAGACTGATGATGATTATGTTGTGGCGGTGGATACTGATTCAGTTTACATCACTATGGATAAACTGGTTCAATCTGTTTATGGTGATAAGAATGTGGAAAAGGCTAAGATTATAGATTTTCTCGATAAGGTTTGTTCTGAACAAATGGAAAAGATTATAGACAAATCATATCAGAAACTAAAAGATTACATGAATGCATTTGATCAGAAGATGGTCATGAAACGTGAGAATATTGCGGATCGAGCAGTATGGACTGCAAAGAAACGATACATTATGAACGTGTATGATTCGGAAGGTGTACGATATAAAGAACCACAACTGAAGATTATGGGTATCGAGGCCATTCGTTCTTCAACTCCTTCTGCTTGTAAACAGAAGATGAAGGATATATTCAAGATTATCATGAATGGAACTGAAGATGATGCAATCCAATATATTGATGAATTTCGTGAAGAGTTTAAAACATTGAGTGCAGAAGATATTTTCTTTCCAAGATCAGTTAGGGGTATGAAAAAGTATCATGATGCGGCTCATCTTTACATCAAGGGAACTCCTATTCATGTGAAAGGTGCATTGCTCTACAACAAACTCTTGAAAGATCATAAATTGTTAGGTGATTATCCTGTGATAAAGGATGGTGAAAAGATTAAGTTTGCGTATCTCAAGAAACAGAATACAGTTGGTGGTGAGGTAATTGCAATTCCAAATCAACTTCCATCAGAGTTTGAATTGCAAGATTATATAGACTATGATAAACAATTCAGTAAGTCATTCATTGAACCAATGAGTTCTGTAATGAATGCAGTTGGTTGGCAGACAGAACGAGTTTCTACTCTAGAGGATTTTTTCGGTTAAATGTTTTTCGGTTTATTTACACTATTTGTTGCACTTGCAATATCATCAGTTGCGGCATATTATTCTATCGTAGGATTAATGGCCATATTTGCGGCAGAGAAAACTGCAATCGCAATAATGGGTGTGGTTCTTGAAGTAGGAAAACTGGTAGTTGCAAGTTGGACATTTCAGAATTGGAAAACTGCACCAACAATAATTAAAGGATATTTTAGTACAGCAGTAATTGTTTTGATGTTAATTACATCATTAGGTATATTTGGGTTTCTTTCAAGAGCGCATATACAACAATCAAGTCCTACCGCCCTCTTGGATGAGCGAATAGAAAGAATTGAATTAAAGGTTGATCAGAGAAAGATTGAAATACAAAGATATGAAGGAAGACTTGATACATTAGATAAAGCACTTCAAAGATACATCGAACTTGGTGCAATCTCAAAAGGTTTAGCCAAGATTGGTGCTATGGATAATGAAACAAGTTTACTCAAGACAAAAATCTCAAATTTAGAAGGAGAGATTGATGATTTGACGGATGAGAAGTATGAATTGAAAACTGAACTGAATCTTGCAGAAGTGGAAGTTGGCCCAATTCGTTATGTGGCGTCATTACTATATGATGATGTAAGTGAGTCGCAACTTGAACGGGCAGTACGTTGGATAATCATACTTCTCATCTTTGTTTTTGATCCACTTGCAGTTGTCCTTGTGATTGCTGCAAACATAACATTGAGAGATTTCAAAAGAGAAAGAAAACTCGCAACTAAAACAGTAACAGTAATGCCCGATCTTTCCGATAAGGAGGTGATAGACAAGGAAAACGTGGCAGAGTACAAAGAAGAAGATGGTAATGAATTTAAAATTCTCACATGGGATATGTTTAAAAAATTAAGGAAAAAATAATGCAAATAATTGATGATTTTTTAGATTATGAAGAGTTTCAAATATTAAAATCTGAAATCATGAATCCTGTGTTTGATTGGAATTATGTTCCTATGACTGATAGTATTGAAGAGAAATCAAATAAATTTTCTGGACAATTTGTTCATCTTGCATATTCAAATTGTGTTCCAAGAACAACATTTTTCAATAAATTATTACCTGTATTGAATCGTCTAGATGTTACTACATTGAACAGAGTCAAATTGAATCTACAGCCCAGAACAGAAAAAATAGTCAAAGGACTTTTTCATACTGATTTGGGTGGAGACATGGATGAAGAAACCATGAAAACATGGACAACTTCTGTTTATTATATTAACACAAACGATGGATATACTGAATTTGAGAATGGTGAGAAAGTTAAAAGTGCAGAAAACAGAATAGTAAAATTTCAATCGAATCTGAAACATAGAGGAACAACTTGTACAGACGAACAAACCAGAGTGGTTATTAATTTTAATTATTTACCTTTACACAAAAGAATATAGGAGAACATTATGAGTTATATGAAAGATCTTGCAAAAGCTGCAGGAAATGAATTTGCAAGTTTAGTTGATGATGGAATATTTGGGGGTGATGTTGACAATTATATTGATACAGGATCTTATGTTTTCAATGCATTATTATCTGGATCTATTCATGGTGGACTTCCTGCAAACAAGATAACTGCAATTGCAGGAGAAAGTGCAACTGGTAAAACCTTTTTCACTTTGGGTCTGGTAAAACGATTCCTTGATATGAACGATAAGGCAGGAGTCATTTACTTTGAATCGGAATCTGCATTGACAAGTGAGATGTTAAGAGAACGTGGAATTGATGTATCAAGGGTTATTCATATGCCAGTTTCTACAGTAGAAGAATTTCGTCATCAAGCAGTTAAGATACTGGAAAAGTATGGTGAAGAAACAGAACCAAGACCACCTTTGATGATGTGTCTTGATTCTTTAGGTATGTTGTCTACTACAAAAGAGATGCAAGATATTTCAGATGATACTGGAAAAAGAGACATGACAAAGGCTCAAGTAATCAAGGGTGCATTTCGTGTTCTCACTCTGATGCTTGCAAAAGTCAATGTTCCTTTCATTGTAACCAATCATGTATATGATCAGATTGGAACTATGTATCCAACTAAAGTTATGGGTGGTGGATCTGCAATGCAGTATGCAGCTTCTTCCATCGTATTTCTTTCCAAACGAAAAGAAAAAGATGGAACGGAAGTTATTGGTAATGTGATTCATTGTAAGATGCAGAAGTCAAGGATGACCAAAGAGAACAAGATGGTTGATGTCCTTCTAACGTATAAAGATGGATTACACAAGTATTATGGTTTACTGGAAATGGCAGAGGCCGCAGGAGTATTTAAAAAGGTATCGACAAGATTTGAATTACCAGACGGATCTAAAATGTTTGGAAAACAAATTCTTGCAGATCCAACAAAATATTTTACAGAAGATATTCTGAATCAACTTGACAATTACACCAAAATGGAGTATACTTATGGAAGAACAGATGGAGATGAACTCGCAGGAGTTGACTCAGGAGCAGATACAGAAGTATTACAAGATAACGCCTGATCCAGACGAAAAGAATCGTGCTTGTATTTTTATAGAACGTGGCCCATTTGCAGGGATTACTGTTGCATTTGGCAGATTCCAAATGGCAGATAAGGATAATGATGATGGTTCTGTCAAAGCAAGGTACGAGTATGAAATGATAGGAATTCCACCAGATTTTGAGGGAAGAGAATTCACGGATGAAGAGGGAGAAAATTTTGAGTTTATGTTAGGACAAATTTATATTCACATTCTCAACGAACAACTTGAAAAACAGAAAGAAGAAAGTGAAGATGGAACGAATAGAAAATACGATTTTACGAAACCTTCTATATAATGAAGAGTATGCAAGGAAAACTCTACCATTTATAAAAGAAGAATATTTCAGTCAGTTTACAGATAAAGCAGTATTTCAAGAGATAAAGAAATACTTTGAAAAGTATTCAAATTTACCTACCAAAGAAGCTATATCTATTGAACTAAGTGATCGAACAGATTTGACTGAAGAAAACATCGAATCATCTGCGGAGTTTTTGAATAATGCAGAACAGTCAAATCAGAAAGAAGATAAAGAAAGTCTTTCTTGGTTATTGGAACGGAGTGAAAAGTTTTGTCAAGATCAAGCTCTGTACAATGCAATCACAGATTCTATCGGAATATTTGATGAAACTAAAAAATCAGATCATTCCAAAGATGCTATCCCTACTATTCTTAGTGATGCTCTTGCCGTTAGTTTTGATACTCATATCGGTCATGATTACCTTGATAATTCTGATGAGCGGTTTGAGTTCTATCGTAAAAAAGAAGAAAAAATACCATTCGATTTAGAATACTTCAACAAGATCACAGGTGGTGGTATTCCCCGAAAAACTCTGAATATTGCACTTGCAGGAACAGGTGTAGGTAAATCTCTGTTCATGTGTCATATGGCTGCAAACTGTCTTGCAGAGAATAGAAATGTTCTGTATATCACTCTGGAAATGGCAGAAGAAAGAATCGCAGAACGGATCGATGCAAATCTCATGAATGTATCGATGGATACTCTAAAGGATATGCCCAAAACATCTTATGTAAAGAAAATAGACAAACTCAAGAATAAAATCAATGGAAAATTGATTGTAAAGGAATATCCTACTGCAACTGCATCAACAAATAACTTTCGTGCATTGATGAACGAACTGAAGATCAAGAAGGGGTTTATACCAGACATTTTATTCATGGACTACTTAAACCTTTGTACTTCAACAAGATACAAGAATAATATTAGTGCAGGATCTTACTTTGTGGTCAAGGCCATTGCAGAAGAATTAAGAGGACTAGCGGTAGAATGGGATATTCCTATCGTATCTGCAACTCAATTAAATCGAACAGGATTTATGTCAACTGATGTAGGATTAGAAGATACTTCAGAGTCATTTGGTCTTCCTGCAACTGCTGATTTTATGTTTGCGTTGATCTCTACTGAAGAACTGGAAGAACACAATCAGATCAAAGTAAAACAACTCAAGAATCGTTATAATGATCCTGTCAAGAATAGGAATTTTGTGGTTGGAATAGATCGTGCAAAGATGAAACTATATGATGTGGAAGAAGAGGCCCAACAAGAGTTAAATACAGATCCGAAGGAAAAAGAAGGAAAAGTGATTAAAAAACCAAAATCTGGTGCAATGAGTTGGGATAGTTTCAAAGAAGAAAAAAGAAAAGCAGGACTTGAAAAAATAGTTGTTTAAGTTCTAATGGTTATAAATATACAAAGAAAACCATTTTCACAGAAAAAAAATAACTTAGAGGATTATTCTTATGTCAAGCGCTAGAGAGATTGCAAATTTAAGATCCATTCCCACCAATGGAAACATATTACTAGACTTTACTGCTGGAGATGCACTTGAATCTGGTGGAACTTGTAACATTGCCGCAGGATTAAACGCATTAGGTGCGGCCACAACTGGTGATGATAACATTGCATTAGGAAGACTTGCACTTGGTGCAGGAACATTAACTGGTGGTGTTAATATTGCA